TGTTACTCCTGTTACACCTAATTTTGAACACACACCGTATTTTTAAGAATTTTGCAATTTTGCACGAAAATTGTGTAAAATGCAAAAATGTGCAAAAACGTATTGTATTTTGTATTTTAGGTGTAATAGGTGTAACAATATATTAAAAAGCCGCTTGGCTGCTTGCTTTTTCGTGTTACACCTAATGTTACACCTAGCGTTACACCTAATTTTAGGTGTAACGGTTTTAGGTTGAAAATGGCAAATCCTCAGAGTCGTCTATCACCGTGAAGTCGTCCTGCATGGTGGTTTGCGTGGCGGAAGTCTGGAACGGTGCAGCTGCCGGGGCCATGGGCGGCTCTTCGTCGTCCATCTGTCTTTCCAGTTCATCCATCGGATCCTCGTTCTCGGCCAGCTTGCCGATGAAAAACTCGACAAAGCGGCAGCTTCGGTCGCCGAATCTGCGAACCGTGGAGTAGGTAACCTTGCCGCTCTTTTCAGTCCATACGCTGATCAGGTTCTTGTCGGCCAGATATTTCATGGTTTTCCGGGGGCTGTACCCGGCTTTGGTGAGGGCCTGATTCAGCATGGAGGGAAAAATATAAACCGTGTTTCCACTCTCGTTCATCATGCCGAGGCAGGTGCCGATCACCTGCGTTCCGAAGTATGCCTTGTTCGACATGACCCAGTCCACGATGAACTGCGCTGCGTTTTCATTCACATCGGTGGAGTTGTTCTCCACCTGTTCCTCCAAAATGCTGGCGGCCATGATCTTGGCCTTTTTCCATGATTCCGGACGGATGCCGAGCTGCTGCAGAACATCGGCCTCGTCGGTGGGGTCGCTCTGCTGCTGCGTGCTGAAGAACCAGCTGTCAATCATGGCATCGGCCAGAGCAACTGCGGAAATTCCAGAAACGTGGGAGCCGTTTTTGCCGTTGGCCATTGCGTGGACGTAACTCTGCATCAACTCGAATGCATCACAAATGATGCGCTCCGGGGTGGCGATGATCCTCTTGACGAAGGCCGGGCCAGCCCAGCCGCAGTCCATCACGGACTGCTGGTGCATCAATCCGGCATCCCGCTCGTTGTCGAACGGCCCGCCATAAAGCTCCAGCACACGGGTGGAGACACCTGTTTGCGTTGTCTCGGTGCTGAGAGGTTCCTCGCCGGTGGCCAGAGCGACGGTACGCCATTGCTGGGTGGCCTGAATGCCGCCACTCTTTGCACCTCTGATCTTGCCGGTGCCGGATGCGATCATGTAGACGATTTTTTCCAGCCCGGCCTGATTGTTGCCAGCAAGCTGCCGCTCATCAATGCCGAGGGGCAGGTCGCAGTAAAAGGCTGCCGTCCGTTCAAGGCCGACCTGCGTGGCGTTGAAGTTGACCATCAACCGCTCCGGGTCGCCCCATGCGGAGAGGGCCGCTTTCAGGGCTGCGGTCTTGCCGCCCTTGGAACCGCCCCAGTTGTACACGAAGAAGATGCGCTGCTTGACGATCCGCAGGAGCGGGGCGGCGAAGCTGGCCGCAAGGATGAACCTGAACTTCTGGCGGCTGCGGTGCGGAGCCATGTGCTCCACCCACCTTTCAAAGGTTCCGTTTTGGCAGTAGGCCGTGGCCATTGCCTTTTGGGATGGGTCAATGTCCAGCGTGATGCCGTCAGCGTGCCCGGGCACAAACCTGTTGCCGGGCTGCCATCCGAATGTGGAGGTGCTGTCCTCTTTGGGGATGATGTCGATGTTCTCGGCCTCAAGACTGCCAAGGAAGCGGACCACCTGTTTCGAGTTCTCGCTGGTGATCGTGCAGCCGAGGTCTGCGAGGGCGGTGATGCTGCGGCTCTGGAAGATCACAGACCGGGGGTAGATGGCGCTCTGCCAGAGGCCATCTCGCTTGAAGGCTACCTCTATTTTTTCTTCCCCGGTTTCGATGCTCTGGAGGCGTTTGGTCAGGATGATCGGGGTGCGGCAGCAGAGAACCGGCTGGAACTTCTTTTCGTCGATCCGGCTGATGCCCTTGTCCGAGTAAATCCAGCCCTCCGGCTGCCGGAGGCTGATCGGTGCGCCGCTGATTGCTTCGGGGATGTCCTCTTTTTTGTAGTCCACCGGCTTTGCGGTTTTCATGGCATCCCGGATCAGCTTGGCAGCCTGTTCCCGGCCATGCTTTATGTACAGGTCGGAGGGGTCCTTTTCGCCGAGAGCCTTGCAGCTCCACTCGTAGACCTCTCCCTCGTAGCCTCCATCCCGGAGGCCGGTGCAGATCTTGTGGATGAAGGTGTCGCCGCCGCCGTCCGGCTCGTGGTGCAGGTACAGCTTCAGGCCCTGAAGCACCGAGGACTGTTCCGGCTTGAACATTGAGGCCCCCGGCACACCGATGGCCGGGATGCCCATGTACCACAGGCTCTGTGTGTCGCTCTCGCCCTCAACCATGACCGCGTACCCGGCGTTGGCAAACTCCGAGACGCGCCATTCACCGTAGAGGCAAATCTTGCCGGAGCTGCCAGTGCGCCAGCGGAAGTCCTTGTGGGCGTACCGCTTGCGGTAGGTGGATTCTTCCCCGGCTGCGTTGTAGTAGGGAATGTACAGCCATTCGGTGCCATTGTTTCGGTCTTTCCGGGTTTCGAGGCGGCAGGTTTTGGCCAGCCATTCTTCTGGAAGGTGCTTTGCAAAGGCGTACTCCGCAAGGCTTAAACTTTCGAGGACTGCGGCCTTTTCCTTTTTAGCGGGTTTCGGTGCCTCGGTGGAAACGCCGTATTTTTCCAAAATCTGCTTGTATGCCTCTTTGGTGTCCACGCCGTGGAACTCAGCCCAAAAGGACACGAAGTTGCCGCCCCGGTCCTCTGAGAAGCAGTGCCACTTGCCGGTCTTGAGGTCGACCGAGAAGCTGTTGTTTCTGTCCTCATGGAAAGGGCACAGACCTGTCAATTTGTCCCCGGTGAGTTTGTATTTCTGAACCACGGCGGTGTACTCGGCGCGATAATCCACCACCTTATCAAGGTCTATCTCTCTTGCCGCCATGCTGCCTCCACCGCCATTCTTTCTTGAATTTCATATCTGTTCCCCTTTATGCCTTAAGGGGAGCCGCCTCGATACGGTTCCCCCTGTGGGCATGAAATTTTATAGGGCTGCTGCCTGATTAAACAAAGGGGAGGTCTTTGTCTTTGTCGGTCACGTCGGTGAACTCTGCATCCGACACCTGCACATCCAGTGCACTTTCGTCTGTCGTCATGGTGTTGCTGGAGGCTGAGGTGCTGTAGTCGTCCATCGTGATGGCGATCTCCTTGTACTTCGCCTTGATCTCCTGCCGCATGGTCTTGGCAGTCTGGGCGACTGCCGGGGGCAGGATGCCCCGCTTGTCGACCACCACGGTGGCGTAGTTGATGCCGTTGGCATTGGTGGCCTTGGCCAACTTGAAGCCGACAATCAGGTTGGTGTAGGGGATGCCCTTGGAAGCCATGATGCGGGTGAGAGCCTTGTTCACCTCCTTGATGCTCGTGGGCGGCACCGTCAAGAGGTAGAGGTTCGGGTCGTTGCTGCGCATGAGGTAGATCCGGCGCATATTCTTGCAAGCCTTGCCCTTGCCGCCGTTCGGGTCGCTGCCGTACTGGTTGCAGGGGCACTTATCGCATTCGCAAACCTCGCCGGTCCGAATGTTCAGGCCGGACTTGCCGTCCATGCTGGAGCAAACCGGGATCTTATCCTCCGGGTTGGTGCTGGTGCCGAAAGCGTTCGGCCAGTAGCCGTTCATGCGGTGCGTGAACACGATCACGCCTTCGATGTCCTTGAGGTAGTCCTCATCGCCGTCCTCGTCGCCCTGCACCGTGAAGGCAAGGTTGCCGCCAGAGGGAATCTTGATGGTTCGGCAGTTGATGCCGGATTCATCGTCCAGATCGTCCATCTGATCCTTGAGTTCGGCTGCCAGTTCCGGGTCGAGACCATCGTAGGCGGTGGTCAGGGCGAAGTTCTCAACGGGGGCCAGTTCGGTGTTCTTTTTTGCGGTTGCCATAGTATGTATCCTCCTATTTATTCTTCATCATCAGCTTCAGCGTCGGCGGGTTCGGCTTCTTCAAAACCATCATTTTCGGCTGCAGCCTGCTCCAGCGGGGTGGGTGTGTCGTCTTTGCGCTCGGCCTCGTAGAGGTCGTTCATGGTGCGCTTCATCTCGGCTGCCATGACAATCGACAGGGAAATCAGCTCGCCGACCCGGTTGTGCAGGGAACTGACCGCCTCGACTGCCGGGTAGTTGGGATTCGCCAAGGTGCTGAGAAGGGTGTCCATATCGTTCCGAACGGACTTGATCTTTGCGCTGATCCGGGTGAAGTTGTCGGCGGCGATGCCGTATGCCTCGTGGCGGTTGCGCACGGCGGGCGGGTTGTAATCCTTGAGCATATCGTAGGTATCATCGATCACGCTGGCCACCCGGCAGTCTACGTCCTGCTGGAGATTGGTGCGCAGATCCATCTCGGTCTGCTGGTAGTTCTGGTTTGCCATTATTTCTTTCCTCCCTTGGTGGCCCGGCTGCTCTCACGGCGGCGGGTGATGTCGTAGGTGTCGAAGATGCTGATGCACTTGGCGAGGTCCTCGCTCAGGCCGTCGTTTTCCTCGACGTATGCCTTGATGGTGGACTGGAGGGTGCGGGTGTTCACGCTCTCCACGATGATGTCGCCGAGGCCCTCTTCCCGGAGGGTCTCAAAGAAATTGATGTCCTCGCTGGCCAGCTCCGCTTCGGACTTCTTGCTGTAGATGGTCTTGGGGGTCAGGGTGAACTTGAAGCCGCCGACCGAGATCGAGGGGCAGTCATCGTCGATCATCTGCTGCGAGATGTTCGCTTTGGCTTCCTCGATCAGGGCGTTGTTGGCCTTGACCTCATCGGCCAGTTCTTCCTTGCGCTCCAGAAGGCTCTGGTAATCGCGTACCATGTCTAACAGTGTCATTTGTGTTTTTCCTTTCTGTTCATGTATTCTTTCTGCTCCAGCTCTGCCCGATCGTCAGCTTCGCCAGCTTTCCAGCAGAGAAGGTATCCAAAGACTCCGATGGCTGCGAGGGCTGCGATGGTCAGGATTGCTCCAAGCATTGACGGCGCACCTCCCATTCCGCATGGTCCTCTGCGCACTGGTGAGCACGAAAAAACAACGGGCTTTCGTTGTCATTGATGACATTTCGGTCGTCCCAGTATTCGTTTGCTCCGACTTTTCGAGGATCTGTTCTGTAGGCTTTGCGCCACTCCGGGAGGTTCTCATTGACCGCATCGAACGTCAGGCCCCAGCCTGCGCAAGCGGCGACGGCCCTTTCCAGTGACCGCCCCTCCCGGCAGGTCCAGAGAATCAGCTTTGCGCCGTTGCTCTGTTCTTTCAGGGCTTGATTGATTGTGTCCCAGTTCGGATCTCCAATGTCGGGGTAGGCGTTCTGGCAGAGGATGCCATCAAAGTCGATTGCGATGGCATAGGGAATTTGCGAAGAATCAACCATTGCTCTCATCCTTTCTTTTCTTTTTCGGGGTTGCCCGTTTCCGGGCGGGTGGTTTATCCTCAAGCTGCCCGCCGGGTGGCTTTCCCTCGGCGATAGCTTTGAGCAATTTTTGGTAGGCATCGTACACCGCCAGCTGCTGCGCCATACGCTGATACTGAGCCAGCTCTTTCGGGGTGCCGTCTAAAACCGGGGTGCCGTCCACGATGTAGATTTTCAAAAGAACTGCCTCCAGTCATCGACCACCGTTTTGGCGAGATCCTCTTTTTTGCTCAGGGACTTGAGGATGGTGCTGTCCACGGTGTTCTCGGCTACGAGGTGGATGTATGTGCAGGTGTTGCGCTGGCCGATACGGTGGATGCGGGCGAGGCTCTGCGAGTAGGTGGCGTAGTTGAATGTGACGCTGTAGTAGACGCAGGTGTCGGCTGCGGTCAGGGTGATGCCGGTGCCCGCCGTGTCGATCTGTCCGACGAGGACCATTGTGGAGGGGTCTTTCTGGAACTGCTGGACGATGTCGCCCCGCTGTTCTTTCGGGATGGCTCCGTAAATGGCCACCGTTTTCATGCCGCTCTTGCCGATGATGCTCTCCGACCTTTTGATGATCTCCAAGACCTCCGGGATGAACCGGGCGAAGATCACCAATTTCTTTTTGCCTTCCAGAACGTAGTCTTGGATGATGTCCGAGAGGGCATCGAGCTTCCCGGTGCTGACCAGCTCCGGCTTGGCTGCATCGTCGGCGACCAGAAAGCCGCCAGTGAACTGCTGCAGCCGCAGGAGTTTGGTCAGGACCGTGGTGGCGGTGATCTTCCCACCGTTGTCCAACTCGGTGAAGCTGTCCCGCCGCAGACGGTCGTAGATGGCCCGCTCTTTGGCCGAGAGGATAATGCTCCGAGTCTGGAACGTCTGCTCCGGCAAGTCCAGGGCTTCCTCTTTGGTCACCCGGTAGGCGATGGAATGCTCTTTTCGGATGAGTTCGTCGAGGTCCTTGTACTGGACGATCTGCTTGCGGTTGAAGCCGCCCATCACGGCGTAGCGGTTGCGGAAGGCGTAGAAGTTGGTGCCGAAGATGGTCGGGTCGAGGAAGCGGTATTGACTGAAAATGTCCACCGCCTCGTTCTGCACCGGGGTGCCTGAGAGAATCAGCTTGTACCGGGCCTTGTCGCCCAGTTGATGCATTGACTTGCTCTGGGCTGCATCGTGGGTCTTGATGCGCTGGCTCTCGTCGGCGATGATCAGGTCGGCATCGTACTCCAGCAGCTTTTCAAAGATGCCATCCCGCCACGTTGATTCGTAGTTGATGACGGCCACCTTGAGGCTCTGGAAGGGAAACGCTTCGAGATCGGCGAGGGCCTTGAGACGTTGGGGTTTTGTGCCCAGCAGCGTCTTGACCGTGTACCTGAAGTCGGCGTAGTCTGCAAATTCTTTCGGCCAGACGGCGCAGACGGAGGTGGGGGCCACGATCAGCACCCGCTTGATCTTGCCGAGTTTGTACCCGGCCCCGGTGACGGCGATGGCGGTCAGGGTCTTGCCGCAGCCCATCTCAAAAAGGAAACCGAAGCCCTTACCCATCGAATCCACCGCCCTCTAAGAGTTTTCTTACGCCCCGGAGGTCTGCAATTCCATAATTTCCATCTATGCAATGGTGGACTGCGTACAGTTCCGGGGAAAGAACCGGGAGCTGCTTTTTCGCCCTGTTGTAAAAAAAGGCAGAATCGAGAAGTTCCTTTCGGGCAGCCTCCGGCTCTTTGCAGGTCGGGAGGCCATCGTCGAAAATTGCCCCGCAAAGGCGGCACCTGTAGACCGGCACAAAGAAGAAAGCGAAACTTTTACCCATCGTTGCCACCTACTTTCTTCATGCCCTGAAAATCTGCGATTCCATAGCTACCGTCATTACAACTGTGAGACTGGAAATTGCGCGGAACTTTCAGCCGGGAAACGTGTGCCCCGCTGTAAACAAGCGAAAAATCAATTACTTTTTTGGCAGCGGCATCTTCATCTTTGGCGTGAACATAGTCCACGAATGATTCACCGCAAAGGCGGCATTTATAGATTGCCCTGTATTCGCTCATTGGTTTGCCGCCGCCTTTCCTGTCCATGCACACTCGCTGCACACGAATTTTGCGCCGGGGTAGACCTGCTTGACCAGTTCGGCGTTCCCGGTCTGAAGCCAGCAGTCCTGCCCGCAGATCGGGCAAGTGGCGGGCTTCCACTCCGGGTTGCAGGGGTTCGGTGCGTTCCTCCGCAGGGGCATGGTGGCGAAGATGTGCCCATTTTCAGGCAGGGTCGCTGGGCCTTTTTCGACCCGCATGAATGTGACTTTCCTTCTCATTTCAGCGCACCTCCCAGCAGTCGGGTGCCGCACCAGTGGCAGTGAGAGTGGTGCGGGTTTACCCTGTGATTGCAGTCTGGGCAGTGCCATACGCCGTCTTTTTTGACCGGCTGCGACGGCACCTCGTACTTGGTGTGGAGGCTGCTCCAGTCCTGCAGGAGCTTCTTGCTCTGTGCAATGTAGCTGATTGCCTCGGCCACCGAGAAGCAGTTTTCCTCGCAGAGTTTCTTGATGATCTCGGTGGCTGCGTTGCAAGCGTCCACGTCGTCCTGCCAGATCTTCTTGTCGGGATCCTGCTTTCCCTCACCGGGGAGAAAGGATGCGCTGTTGTCCTTGATGCTGTCGATCTGGCCGAGCAGCGAGGACAGGCTCATTTTGTGAATATCGCTCATATGTTTCCTCCATTCGGGTCAACCCACCCGAAAACCATTGCAGCCATGTTCGCGCCACGGACTTGATGCCGGAAAAGCTTCATCTTGACCGGGTAGTCCAGAAGCGGCTCAGGGCTGTCGTTCATGCGCTCCTGATCGACGGCTGCTGCCGTGTCGTGGAGGCTCTGGCGCAGGGCTTCAATGTGGGGCGGCAGCTTGACGATGCTGGATAGCTTGTCCAGAAGTTCGATGTCTGCGGTGCCAGAGAGGGTCTGCGTTGCTTTCGACCACTTCATCTTGCCCCAGCTTTTGATTACCGTGAACTGGACGTTGTCGGCCTCCTTGATGAGCAGGGTGTTCTCTTTCAGGGCCATTTTCATCGGTCCGCACCTCCGTTCGCCCCCATGTACCGCTTGCGCCCCTTTTCCCGGTGCCGGTCCTCATAGCCTCGATGATATACACCGATGCTCCCGGTCATAGCCCGGTTGTAGGAACTCTCGACTGCCAGCTCCTGCTTGTACTTCTGATACTTTTCGCAGGTGTCGTGGCAGATCGCATGTCGGTTGGGGCAATCTTTACAAAAAGACTTAACCATGGATGTGAATCCTCCCATCTCTCCAAGCCCGGTATTTCCCATAGCTCACGCCCAGCCTGCTTGCTTCCCAGACATCGTTTTGGAGGGCATCCTCCGGGGTGTGTTTCGGTGTGGCCCGCTCTACGACCTCCAGCTTGTTCTGCTTGGCCTTTTCCCGGTCGTGCTCGATCTGCCGGATGCGGATGCAGGAATCGCACAGCTTTTTGTTGCTGGCAACGCCGACCATCTTTTTCCCGCATCGGATACAAACTCGCGTCCACTTAAGGCTTTCGGCCTTTGCCACGATCAATCCCTCCGTTCCCGATACGGATACTCAGGGTTCCGGGCGTGGTTCCGAGTGATTTTGCTGTAGTGAGGCTTGCTCCACTTTTTCCAGAGCCGGTGACGTGCGTCCTCTGAAATGATCCAGCCAATACAGGCCAGAATCCCGGTCAGGCCGATGGAAATGCTGAAATAAAAAGGCGCCCTTGCTGCTGCCTGCCCCCAGTCGTAGCCGAAGCGCATCAAGATCTGGGTGGTGGTGTCCACCCCGAAGTTGAACGCCTTGCCGAGAACAGTGAGGACTGCTGCGACCGCTGCGGTGATGGCGGCGGCGATTTTTGCGTTTCTCATGGGATTCTGTTCCCCCTTTCACAGAGTTCGATGGTAACGTCGCAGAGGTCAATCACCCTGCGGTTTGCATCCATTGCCAGGCGAAGCAGAAACAACTGCACGTCGAGCAGTTTGATTTCCAAGCAGTTCAGGCCGACGTAGAAACTGAGCCTGATTCTTTCCCGCACTTATGTGCCTCCTTTCTTCAGGCGATGCCCTTGGCGGCCCGATCCGCTTTCCAGCGTTCGTATTCGGCCCGGATCTCCGGGTTCTGGAACTCTCGCTGGACGGCGTCAAAGACCAGCTGGCCGATGTTGACCCGCTCTGCCTTGGGTATCTTCTTGGTGTCAAGTCGGGGCATCGTGCCGGTGGTCGGCACGGCCTTGAGGTTCTTTGTGCTGGCCATCTGGCACGGCTCCTTTCTTAGGCGGTGCGGGCGATGCCCTTTTCCGCGAGTTCTGCGCCGATCAGCATGGATTCGACCATAAGGGCGAATACCGGGCGGCTCTCGCCCTTGACGCTGATCAGGACATCTGCGAGCTTCTTCGCATCCTTGATCTGGCTGCTGTCGTAGACTTTCTTCTCGGTCATCTTTGTCAACCTCCTTTGTTGATTCTGTGATAATTATATATCGCATTGTGATAAAAGTCAATAGAAAAGCAAAAATTTTTATTGACTAGGTGATATTTTGATGTTATAATGTAGACATGAAAGGAAGTGAACCGGGTTGAACACGAGAATAAAATTTCTGCGGAAAAATTCCGGCTTGACGCAGGAGAAATTTGCAGAGCGGATTGGTCTGAAGCAGAACTCCATCGCCCTGATTGAGAGCGGGAAACGGAACATTTCAGATCAGACCATCCTTTCCATTTGCCGAGAGTTCGGCGTTCGGGAAGAGTGGCTGCGAACCGGCAAGGGTGAGATGTATGCTCCTGCGCCGACCACCGGGCTGGATCTCTTGGCGCAGGAAAAGGACTTGACTCATGGGGAATACATCCTCATCGAGAAGTTCGTGAACCTGAAGCCTGAAACTCGTCAGCAGATTCTGAGTTACATTCAGGAGGTTGCGGCAGCTCTTGCCAGCGAGGATGTTCCCGCTAGTACGCCATCTATTGATAGCGGGAAATCGGTAGAAAGCCTCCATGCTGAACTGGATCGTCAGCTTGGCATTGAAAAAAAAGAAGCGGAGGACGAGTCCGCAGCTTCTTGATCTGGAAGCTGCGGCACAAAAAGAAAATATGGAACGGCGGCTGAGGGTCTCCCCCTATGAAGCCAAAAAGAGGGAGGGCCGCTCGTCATGGGCAGCCCTCCCTTTGTATAGGAGGATATATATGGGAATGAGAATAAGAAAAACCTTGAATGTCGGTCCTGCAAAAATCACCGCCAGCAAGTCTGGACTTTCCGCCAGCGTCGGCGTGAAGGGCGCAAGAATAGGCAAGATGAGCAACGGCAGAACACGGACGACGGTGTCTGTGCCGGGCACCGGCGTTTCCTACGTCCATGAGGCCGGTAGCAAAAAGAAAACCCCCAGCAATGAAATGCTGGAGGCCGGGAAGTCTTATCCTTGGCAGTATCGCACCCTCGGCATTCTGCTGATTGCGCTTGGCGTTCTCCTGCTGGTGCTTGGGCTTCTATCATGGGTGTGGGCGGTCCTTGGTGTGCTGAGTGCCGTCGGCGGGGTGCTCCTGCTTAAAAATGCAAAATCGATTTCGGAACGCGGGAACGCTGCTGCTTTGGCTGCGGCTCGAAACGTGGCCGAGGCAAGGATGGAAGATGAAGAAGAAGCCGATTGAACCTGAAATGCAGGATGCCGTGATCTACACTCGGTACTCGTCCCATAACCAGCGGGACTGCTCCATCGAGCAACAGGTGGCGGACTGCGAGATTTTTGCCCGGCAGAACAACCTCCGGGTGGTGAAGGTTTACGCCGATCGGCATCTGTCCGGCACTACCGATAACCGCCCCCAGTTCCAGCAAATGCTGAAGGACGCCGCCCATGGCCATTGGGCTTATGTGATCTGCTGGAAGATTGACCGCTTTGCTCGGAATCGATACGACTCGGCCACATACAAGTTCCGGCTGAAAAAGGCCGGGGTGCGGGTTCTCTATGCAAAGGAGTCAATCCCGGACGGCCCGGAGGGGATTCTGCTGGAATCCGTGCTGGAGGGGTCTGCTGAATATTACAGCGCAGCCCTCGCCCAGAATATTCGCCGGGGCATGAAGTTCAACGCCGAGCAGTGCAAGGTGAACTCCGGCTCCATCCCTTTCGGGTACTGCAAGGGGCCGGATGGCCGCTTTGCGATCCATGAAGCAAACGCCGAGGTGGTGCGGGAGATCTTCCGAAAGGCTGCGGCGGGGATGCCCTTTGTGGACATTGCCAACGACCTGAACAGCCGGGGTCTGAAGACCAGCCGGGGCGGGCGGTGGAACAAGGGCAGTTTCCGACTGTTGATGAACGAGGCCTATATCGGGGTGTATCATTTCTCAGACACCCGCATCGAGGGCGGGATGCCCGCTCTCATCGATCAGGGCACCTTTTGGGCGGCGAATGAGCGGCTGAAAGCAAACAGCAGCGTCCGGGGCCGTCACCAAGATGGCGGGGACTACCTGCTGACCGGGAAGCTGAAGTGCGCCCACTGCGGGTCCTACATGCTCGGCTTCTCCGGCACCGGGAAGAGCGGCGAACTGCATTACTACTACGGCTGCCAAAAGCGGCGGCGGGAGCGGGCTTGCAAAAAGGCAAATGTGCCCCGCGAGTGGATTGAGCGGGTAGTCGTGAAGGCCGCTCTGGACTACGTCCTCCGGCCTGAAGTGATGGAGTGGATCGCGGATGCCGTGATGGAATATCAGGAGCGGGAGGCGGCTTCGGCGCAGCTGGCAGCCTTGACCGCCGAGCTGGAAGAAAACCGAAAGGCCACCGACAACGTGATGAAAGCCATCGAGGCAGGAATCATCACCTCGACCACGAAGCAGCGGCTTCTGGATCTTGAAGCCAAGGCCCAAGATCTGAAGCGAGCCATCGAGCTGGAAAAGCTGAGCCATGTCCGGCTGGAGCGTGATCAGATTCTCTTTTGGCTGGATCGCTTCCGGGGAGGCAGCTTGCAGAGTCAGGAGTTCCGGCGTAAGGTCATTGATGCCTTTGTGTCGGTGGTCTACCTGTTCGATGATCACCTGCGGATCGCTTTCAACTATTCGGGAGGTTCTAACGCCGAGGCCGACTTTGACCTCGTCATGGACGCGGAGGCGGCTGCCGGGGAACTGTCCAAAAAGTTCGCACAAGGTCACGTCGCCTCCACCAAACAAGAGCCAGACGAACCCTGTGTGTTCGCACAAGGTCGTTTATGCTCCGCAAACGAAAACCGCCTAGATTCGTTAAAATCTAGGCGGTTTTCGTTTTTCAGACCACACTTTTGGGTTATAGTGTGTATCAGCCGATTTTGGTTTCTGGCCACGACATGGACAGGCGACGCTTGTTTGCTACACAGTCCTTCAGATACAGATTGATAAGTGTCTGGTATGGGATGCCCACATCTTCAGACTGCGCCTTGAAATAGTCGATCGTATTACTGTCAATATTGATCGTGATTTGCTTTTTCAAAGCCTTTGCATAGGGGTTTTTCTTGGCGTTAGAGAAATCATATTCAGGAAGCATAGTACAAACCTCACTTTCCATAGTATTTAGATTCGGTCTTAGTGGCTTTTCGGACCGAGATGATGCGGATAACGGTATCAGACGCACGGTAACAGTGACACACCACAAGCAGATTCGCCTTGCTGCTCAGGCCGAGAATGATAAATCTATCCTCCGTTTCCGAATGCTCCGGGTCATCGATCACTAGTGCTTCTTCGTCATAAAATACCGTTTTTGCTTCACGGAACGAAATACCATGCTTACGCTGATTGATCTGGTTTTTGTTTTCGTCCCACTCAAATTGTATCGTTTCCATACTTACATTATAATTATTTTTTAATTATTGTCAAGAGGTAAAGGTGGGCCGGGTCGAGGGCGTGTACAAGTTCTGACTTGACGGCCTGAAGCAGACCACCAGCGCGGACAGCTATAAATAGTCGCATCTAGGTGCTACCGATCATCGGCAAAAAGCGGGCAAACGCCTTCACCGATGCCGATTTACAGGCGATCATAAACAAAGTCCATGCAGCAAAAAAGAGCCAGACGAACCCTGTATTTTCGTACTGTGCCCTGCCAACAGAAAAGAGCCTCGCTGTTTTGCAGTGAGGCTCTTCTTTTTATACTATATCATTATCCCATGAAGTCAAGCAATACGTCGATGTCCTGACTGATGGCACGGAGATAGTCGGCACCACCGCGTCGGCCTTCGTAATTCCGGACACGACTGCTCATCTCGGTCAGGAGTTCTGACTTCCGCACCAGAACGGGGTCCCCGATCCATTCATCTCTCTCGATAAAGGCTTCCAGCTGCTCGTATTCCTTTACGATACGAATGTTGGACAGGTTCTCCGGGAGGGTACGGGTATCGAACCAATCCGGCTGCGCGGAAAATTCCAGAGGCGGCAGCGGATCCAACGGCTCATCGGCGTCCCACACATAGGGATGCCGATCATCTTCTTCCGCCGTTTTCTTGAATCGTCCTACCCGCCCTTCGGCCTTGCCAACCGTCTCATAGTGGTTGAACAACGCCTCGGCGTCGTAGCCGTAAAGCTCGTAGGCGTCCGAATAGCGGTCGGCATAGTCCTTGTACTGGAACGTCTCGACGCTCTCCGTTCCCGGGGTAATGTCGTTCCAGATGCTCACCGCCGCCGCATGGATGGTGGGCAGAGCCGCTGTCATCGTCAGGGCCAGAACCCCCGATGCAGCCGCCGCAATGAATTTTCTTCTCATGATAAGACCTCCTTTTTTATAAGCGGTTCATCCCGGAAGCGAGAATCTCCGCACCGTTACATGATTATTCCACACGTTGGAGCAGTCCTCAAAGATCTTATGCTGTATCCGGCCCCGGATGGTATTGCCGCTGACCTCGCTGGTGCTGGCGATGCCGTGCCCGAGGGAAACTTCCAGCGTATTGTCCTTCAGGGCGCTGAGCCGATAGCTGATGCGCCGCCCATCGTCGCCGCTCAGGACAATACGGCTGTTCTGGATGACCGTACTGCCGTCGGCGCGGCCATTGCCCTGCGCCAGCATGGGATTCGCGCTCTTTCTGATGTCATGCCCGGCCACATCGTCCGGCTGGTTCAGGGTGATGTCGCAGTTGTCCACGACGGCATGGGTCTTGTCGCCCACCATGTGGAAGATGACCTCGCAGCGGTCCGCCCAAATGGTGCAGTACTCCATCCGCACATCGGTGATGCCGCTCTGCCCCAGTGTGATGAACCACACCGGACGGTTGCCTGCCGCCAGACTCTCCTCCGTCTCTGTCTCATAAAAGCTACAGCCCGAGAGGACGACCTCCCGCACAGCGCCGCCCCAGCCCCAGACGGCCAAGACCTCGTCTGCACCGGACTTGTAAAAATCACAGTCCTCAAAACGGATATTCCGGCTCTCTGCCTGATCCGTCCAGTTGCGCACCCAGATGCCGCCTGCCGTGCCGCCCGTCAGCTGGCGGAATACGCAGCCCTCGAAGCGGATGTTCTCATTGACCCCGTACAGGTCGGCAGCGCCCCGGCACCAGTCGTTGGGCTGGCAGTCGAAGGTACAGTCCACGACTTCCACATTGCAGGCGCGCATCACCCAGAACAGGCAGTTGCTTTGGCAGCTGTCCGCCGCCCGGAAGGTGACATTTTCCAGCCGGATGTCGTGTGCGCGGTCCTCATTGGACCTTCCGATGATGCCGACGGCCAGACGGTCCTGCCCCAGCGTCTCATACTGGATGTCGCTGAGCAGAACAGCCCCATTGCCCCGGATGGTCAGGCCGCTGGGCAGCTCAAGCTGGGAGGAAAAGCGGTAGACTGCCCCCTCCGTCAGCTCGAGGGGCAGACCGGCGGCGCTGGCACACTGCATCGCGGACTCCAACGCCTGCTGGTCGTCTGCCCTGCCATCGCCCCTCGCCCCGAACTGTTCCGGCGTGATGCTGCCGCTTTCCGGGCTTACTGTGCTGCTCTGGATGGCGGAGGCGGCCGCAGCCTGCACCAAGGCTGCGGCCGTCCTTTCGTTTTTCTGTGTACCGCCGCACAGAAGCAGCGCTGCTGCGAGGCCAAGGGACAGAGCCTTTCTTCTCACCTTCGATTTT